GGTCGAAACCACCGCATCGATGGGGCTCACGACTTACCGAGCCCCATCGATGCGGTGGTTTCGACCACGCGCGTGCCCTGCGAACGTCCGAAGCTAGCCAGCGCCTGCAGGTTGAGGTCGATGACCGCGGCCGCGGCGCTCAGGGCGGCGGAAACGATCGCCATCTGCGCCGGCTGGCTGCTGGCGCGGGCGCCGACGCGGTCGATCGACGCCAGCGCCTCGACCACGGCGAGCGTCGCGAGGTCCGCGATCTCGTCGACGTGCTGCGGCGGTAGCCCCCCCCCCAGAAGCAACTCGCGCAGCGAGCGGCGGAGATCGTCGGGCGCCATCAGGCCGAGCGGGCTCACGAGAGCAGCTCCATGGCGCCGAGCGCACCCGCCTGGGCCGGGGCGCAGGCGGTGCAGCGGGTGGGGTCGGCCGACCAGGCGCAGGTGGTGGTGTCCATGCCGCCGTCGACGTCGACCTCGCACGGGTCGTGCCAGCTGCAGGCGCAGTCGACGCAGATCTGCGGCACCGCCAGACCGTGGTCCGGGCCCGCGGCCTCGATGGCGATCAGCTGCCGATAGACGTCGACGTCGAAGGGGAAGATGTCGCGCAGAAGCGGGGCCTGCTCGGCGCTGAAATGCTTGCCGTTGCGCTCGGCGGCAAACAGCCGATCGGCGAGGCGCGCGACGTCGTCGGCGTTTGCCTCGAGGAGCATCCACGGCATGACGGCGAGCTGCTGCGCGACCTGGACGCGGTTGAGGCCGGCGACGGCGCGGCGGCGCGCTAGATAAGCGCCGGGAGCGGGGACGGGTTCGAGGGGTGAAGGCTTGGGCCGGTCCTGTGACATCGGGCAGTCCTTTCGGCGGCAGCAAGAAACCGCTGCCGAAAGCGAGTGCGATCGGCGGGCGGTGGTGGAAGAAAAAAGGGGCCGGCCCCGCGGGCCAATCCGATAAAAACCGACGCGACCGGCCCCCAGGCATCCACGCGCGCAAACGGTCGCAAGGCGCGCGCGGGGAAGCGATCAGGGTGGCTGCTCGTTGGGCGGTGGCGCTTTGGTCGCGCCGATCGGCAAGCGATCGCCGTCGGCCGCGAGCAGCGGAATGACTTCGTCGAGTTTGGCGCGCGCCTCGGTCGCTTCCTTGAGCGCGATCTGCCGATCGGCGGCGCTGGCGGCGGGGTGGGCGGCGCCGATGATCGCGGCGTTGGCTTCGCCGGTTTCCTTGGCGAGCTCCTGCGCGTGGCGGAGCAGCTGGTGGCGATCGCCGAACTTCGCGGCGTCGGCGAGCTCGAGCTTCAGCGCATAGGCCTCGAAGATCGGCGCGCCGGTGCCGCCGGCGGCGATATGGGCGAGGTCGAGCGCGATCGCGCAGTCGACGGGCACCTGTTCGGGGGTGTCGGGATCGCTCCAGTTGCGCACGGTGCGCGGTTCGCGGCCGACGACGGGCGCCATGGCTTCGAAGCCGCCATCGACCTGCGCGGCGATCCGGATGATCGCATCTTCGATCGAAAGGGGCGCGCGGGGCTTGGTCATGACGCGGCCGTCTTTCGCTCGGCCGCGAGCGTCACGTCCGCATCTTCGACAGCAGCGCGTGCCTTGAACAGGTCGGCGCGCACATCGCCGCCGGGGGCGTCTTCATTGTCACGCAGCACGGCGTCGATCAGCTCATAGGCCTCGCTCAGCCGACGGTCGGCCCAGCCACCGCAGAACTCGCGGCTGGCCAATGTGGCGGCCGACGGCAAGGGACCGGCGGCGGCGGACCCGCTAGCGCCGGTGGGCGAAAGGGGCGCGGCAGGGGTGACAGGCGCGGGCATCAGGGGTTCAGCCCCGACATGGGGTCGGTTTCGGCGCGGGAGGGGGGAATTGAGGAACCTCCCGCGCCGACCGTGGCAACGCCGGTATGCGGGACCGCGGCGTCGCGCGGATAGATGTCCGGGCGCAGATCATGCTTCGATACGCCCGTGGCGGCTTCGACCTTCAGGACGTGCTCGGCGGCGGGGACATGACCGATATTGTGAAGCCAGTTCCAGACGGTGGGCTGCTTTACGCCGCACGCCCGAGCGAGCGCTGCCTGACCCCCCGCAGCCGCGATCGCGCGCTTCAGCGCGTCGAGCGGGGTAGAAAGGGTGGCGACAGTGGACATCGAATCTCGGCCAATAGATTTAGCTATTGTGCGAGTCTTATCACGATCTTCATCGAACGCAATAGGCGAATCTATAGGATGGCGCCCAATGATCATCGGATCGCGGATTTTGGAGCGGATGGCGCTTCTGGGCTTGTCGCAGGCCGAGTTGGCGCGGCGCGTGAAACTGTCGCAGCCGACGATCTTCAATTTGATTCATCGGGGAAAAAAGGGATCGACCAAGCTTCACGTTATCGCCCGCGAGCTCCAGACGACGCCCGCCTACCTGACCGGCGAAACCGACGATCCGACGAGCGATCAACCCGACGATGCAATGACTTCTCAGGACCGGGACGATCTGGCGATGCTGCAGCGGCTGTCGAGTCGCGACCGGGAGACGATTCGCCAACTGATGAGGTCACTATCCGGAGAAGCCTCGATCCCCGCGGATCAGGCATCGACCGCGTCGGCGACTCTTCATTCGCCTTCGCGGTCTTTTGCGGGCAAAGATATGAGCAAAGGGGAAGCAGCCTGAGGAGGGCTTGGTGAACGATTTTTCTAGGCGCGCCCTGCCGTTAATTGCGGCTTCGGCCTTCGTCATGTGGTTTTTTTCCAGCATGGAGACGGGTCAGGTGCGGTCATGAACTGGTGGGCACGCGTCGCTGGCCTGCTGCGCTGGATCTTCGCCACCACGCCTACCTGCAGCCGCGCAGACTGCACCAAGGCTCATCTGTGCGACGATTGCGCCGCATTCTGGAGCATCAAATGATTTCGGCCGACGATCCCACCCTAATCGGCGGCAGCTAGTCTACTTTTTTGGGTGGAGGCGGACGATGAGCGATGTTTTTTGGTTTTGGTTCGTCTTGGCGCTCGCCGGCGTCTCCGTAACTGCCGTCATTGTGACCGTCAGCGGAGACGAGGCGCGGGCGTTGGCGCGAGCACAGCGGGAGTCCGGCGAGAAGGTCGATCTTGATCTGACTACCCACGACGATCGGCAGGCTGCATCAATGGGGCAGCCTGCCAGAAAATCCGACGGCGAAAATTGGCGGCTGTTCGGCTGGCTGCTTTTCGGAGCCGGCGTCGTTGCCCTCGTCCTCAGCCTGAACCTAAAAACCACCCTCGGCATCGTCGTGCCTGCGGCGCTCGGTGGCGAAGCCACGTCCGAGATCGTAAATATCGACCTTCTATTTCGAAAGGGCCTGGCGCTCGGCGGCAGCGTCGCCGCGATGATCATGGGCCTGATCGCGGCGGCTGCAGGTGCGATCATGGGATCCTTCGCGAAGCGCGACTGACCCCTCTGACGCCCATGATTTAATGTGAAAGGTCACATTAAATTATGTGTTCCCGCCGTAAATATGCGCCCGATGCCCAAGCCCCTGAAGTTCTATCCCGTCCGCCTCGCCGGCACGCGCAGCTATGCCGACGCCGTCGGCCAGGCGGTGGCGGGCGATCCGGTGACGCTGCTGCGCGAGCTGGGCAATCCCCATGATGCCGACGCGATCGCCGTGGTCGACGGCGATGCGCGAACGCTGGGCTATGTCCCGCGCGACAATTGGTTGCGCGGCGCGCTGGTCGACGAAGGCAAGAGCGCGACGGCGTCGATCGAGGCGGCGCCGGACGGCGGGGTGACGATCTCGGTCGCGCTGATCGACGGCGAGCCGATCGGTTGGAGGGACTTTGCGCCTGCGGATTAGGCAATCTGCATCCCGGCAATGCAAATTTGCACGATCGGGAAATGCAGAAAGCCGGAAAGCCGGAATTCGTTACCGCGCTTCGCGATTGGCATAATGGCATATTCACCCTATGTTCCACCATCTGGGGGTAGGGCGTTTTCGTGCACCGGCGACCCGATGATTTTGAGCGCGTGCGATTGTCCGCGACCATGGCGAGCCAGCGGCTGCTGGTGCTCGATTTCGTGCGGCGCTATATCGATCAGTGGGCGGAGTCCCCCAGCCATGGCGAGATCGCGGTCGCGCTGGAGATCGACCGGACCAAGGTGCGGCGCGCGATCCGCAGCCTGGAGGCCGACGGCCTGTTGGTCCGCACCCCGGGTCCGCGCGGGCTGGCGCTGCCGACGGCCGAGGCCGAGGCGGTGCGCAAGTTGCGCGCGCTGGGCTGGACGGTGAACCACGATCTGTCGCTTGCCGTAAAAGCGACCCTGCTGCCCCCTGCGGCGCTGGATTACACCGGCCCCTGCGAGGAGGGACCCATGCATGGCGAAACGCCGGACGCGCGATCGCAAAATTCGTGAGGCGAAGGAAGAAGTCCGGCGCCACCGGATCAACCAGGCGTGGTCGGCGCGCCACCCCGAACGGGCGCGCGAGGAGCGCGCACTGCGCCAGACGCAGGCGAAGCTGGGCCCCGACTGGCGTCACAAGCGCGAAGGCACCCCCGAAACCCACGACAAGGCGTCGCGCACGGTGCAGGGCGCGCTGGCGCGGCTGTATATGGCCGGGGCGATCGACGCCGACCAGCTCGCCTGCTCGGCCGAGATCGCGCGCGTGCATGCGCAGATCGTGCGGGAGGTCGTGCCGGCGACGGTCAGCCTGGAAACCCGGGTCGACGCGGGGCGCGGCGGCGATGCGATCTTTTACGAGGCATTGGGGCGGGTGCGCGCCGAGATCGCCTATTCGGCGTGGCGGCGGCGGCTGCCGAAGGCCGGGGTCGTGCTGGCGATGATCGCCGAGGATCTGGCGGTGACGGCCGCGGCGCGGCGGTTCGGCATGCGTGGGGCGACGGCGAAGGCGTTGCTGGTCGCGGCGCTGGATCTGTGGCCGGTGTATCGGCAGATGGCGCGCGACCAGGTCGATGCCGCGGATCTGGCGGCGGCGCAGGCTGGTTTGGTCTAAAGATCTGGCGGATCGTTAGTGGTCCAATAGTCGCCGGCAGCAATATCGAGCACCAGGTATCGACCGCAGCCGTCGTCGCCCTCGCGTAAGGGAACGGTTTGCGTCACGCCGCCTTCACGCACGATCACCGGCGCGATCGGGATGCTTTCCGGTGGAAATGTCATGACGACGCGGCCGCCCGTTTCAACTTTGGTCAAGGGGGCAATTTCCCGCACAATTTTCTCCTGTCACAAAAACGACCCTGCCATTTTGTCATCGGGAAGGCCAGAAAAGACCCCGCGATAATTGCGTCCAAAGCGCCCGCACCCGCTGGTCCCCGGGGTGCGGGCGTCGCCCGTTCCGGGCCCGGCGCGCTGCTTGGCGAACTGGCCGAGGCGCCCGCCGGAACGGGCATCATACCCGATCTTTCGAAAGGCGGTGCGGCATGGCGACGGGCATGCTCCGCACAATCCGCGCGCCGAAGCGGCCGACGATCGAGCAGCTGCTGAGCGATCAGCAGGCCGAGCTCGATCTGCTGCTGCGCGACGTCAGTTGCGGGATCCGCAGCCAGGCGCGTTTCGACCAGCTCGAGGCGCGCGCCAGCGCGATCGCCGACGGCGTGCGCGGGGCCTTTCGCACGGGAGCGCGGGGATGATCAGCCTGGACGAACTTGCGAAGGTCGCGGCGCTGCCGCTTGACAAGGACGAGGTCGTCTCGCGTCGGTGGCTCCGTCAGGTGCTCGTCGAGCTACGGCAGGGCCGAGCAGCGCAGGCGGCGATCGACACGGCGTTGAAGCCGGTCGTGCGTGCGATCACGCTCGAGACCCGGCGTCAGGTCGGGCTGCAGGTGGCAACGCTCGAACGCCATCGATCGCGCAGCGCATGATCGGAACGCGCGAGCCCGACGCCGATGTCCCCGCGGCGCTGATGGCGCTCGCCGGCGGGCATGGGCGGCTGCTCTGGCACAAGAGCAAGGGTTGGGCGTCGGCGACATTCGAAGGGTCGCGCGACGAGCTGTGCCTGGAATATCTGGGCGCCGAGGCTGTCGCCGCTGCCGAACCGATGCTGATGGGCCTGCGCGATGCCGAGATCGATCTTCCCGGGCGTATCGTCGCCGAGGCAGAGCTGGGGTGGAATACCCGCCTCGCCAAGCCCGACGATCGCATCGTGGCGGTCATCGACCTGCTGCTGGTGAAGGATTGATCATGGCGGCCGTACGAAAGCCCCGGACGCTGAAGGCGGCGACGCTGCTGCTCGAGCGCCTGGCCGTGGTCGAGGGCGCGATCGGCGCCATCGAGGCCGAGCGCAAGGCCGAGCTGGCCGCGGTGCACGCCGAGGCCGATGGCAAGATCGAGCCCTGGCTGCCCGAGCGTGACGACCTGGTCGCCAAGCTGTCGGGCTGGTGGAGCGAGAGCGGTCACCTCCTGACCGAGGGCAAGCGGAAGTCGATGACGATCGGCGGATGCGAGATCGGTAGCCGCAAGCATCCCGACAAGCTGGGCATCGCGGGCGACGCAACCGAGATCGCCAAGCTGCTGCAGAAGAAGCGCTGGGCAGGCGAGCTGGTGGTCACGACCGTCAGCGTCGATCGGGCCGCGGTGCTCAAGTCGATCGACGGCGCGCACGCCGACGAGCTGAAGGCCATGGGCTTCAGCCGCGTCGAGGGCGACGACGTCGTGTTCGTTCGCGCCGTCGCGCCGCAAGGTACGCTCGGCAGCGCCTGATGCCGACGCAGCCTCCGGTGTTCCGCGCGCCGGGCTGGAGAGAGCGCAAGGCCTGGGAACGTCCCAGCGTGTTCAAGGATCCCCGCAAGCGTGGTCGCGCAGGACAGCGCGATCGCGCCGAGGTCATCGCCGAAGAGCCCTTCTGCAGGAAATGCCTCGAGGCCGGCAAGCATGTGAAGACCGACGTGGTCGACCACATCATCCCGCTCGCCTGGGGCGGCAGCGACAGCCGGGGCAACAAGCAGGGCCTCTGCGACCCCTGCCACGACGCGAAGTCCAAGGCCGAGCGGGAGCAAGGGCGATGGGGGGGGTAGGTCGAAACCTCCGCGCCCCGCCCACCGGACACCGCCTTCCAGCCAAATTTTTACGCGGTCGATTTCAAAGGGGAAAAAGTTGCGGCTTTGTTCTCCTGTGACCTGGCGCTGACCGATGTCTCGAGGAGGAGCCCGGCCCGGGTCGGGGCGGCGGCGAAAGGATCCGGCGCTGAAGGCGCTGGCGGGAACGACGCGCGCTGACCGCGACAAGGCGCTGCCGGCGCCGGCGACGTCGGCGCCGATGATCGCGCCGATGCATTTGTCGGACCTGGCGCAGCTGCTGTTCGCGTCGATCGTCGCGATCCTGCAGGAGCAGGGGCGCGCCGACGCCCATTATTCGGAGCATGTCGGGCTGCTCGCCATCCGGCTCGAGCAGATCCAGCGGTACAGCGCGGTGCTCGAAGTCGAGGGCGACACCTTCGCAACCGAGTCCGTGAAGGCCGTCGGCAAGGGCGAGAATGCCAAGGTCGTGATTACCAAGATGGTTCGGGCGCGGCCCGAGGTGGCGATGCTGTCGGATGCGCTGCGACATGCGCAGTCGCTGCTCGGCGAGCTCATGCTCAACCCCGCGGCGGCGCTGCGAATCGCGTCAGGCCACAAGCCGCAAGCCGGCGATTTCGACGAGTTCTGAGGAGAAGAGCATGACCACCAACGTCACCGTGAAGACCTGCAGCTGGCCCGTCCAGGTCACCACCGTCGATCGCTACTCGGCCGACCATGTTTCGGGCGGCAACGCGCAGCGTGTCCTGACCGAAACCACCACCGTCGAGACGGTGCCGCCGCAAAGCGAGCGTACGTTCTACATCACCAACTCGCGGTCGATCGCGTTCGACGAGCTGCCGCTGCCCGCCGAGGATGCCGGCTCCTAAGCCGCAGAGCATGTGGAAGCGCGTCCTTATGCCGCGATCGCGAAGGGGTATGCGCGCGACGTAGTCAGCGGCAAGATCCTGGCGGGGAAGTCGATCCGGCTGCAGTGCCGGCGCTTCCTGGACGAGCTGAAGGTCGAGAAGCGGAAGAATTTTCCGTTTCGCTTCGACGTCGACAAGGCGGCGCGGGTCTGCCGCTTCATCGAACGACTGCCCCACAGCAAGGGGAAGTGGGCCCGAAAGAAGGAAACGATCCGCCTCGAGCCGTGGCAGATCTGGATCCTGGCCTGTACCTTCGGGTGGCTGCGCAAGGCCGACGGGCTGCGCCGGTACCGCGTGCTGTTCGTCGTCGTGCCACGCAAGAACGGCAAGTCGGCGCTGGCCGCGGGCATCGGCCTCTACATGCTGTGCGCCGACGGGGAATACGGCGCCGAGGTCTATTCGGGCGCGACCAACGAAAAGCAGGCGTGGGAGGTTTTCCAGCCCGCGCGCATGATGGCGCTGCGCACGCCGGCGCTGCTCGCGAAGTTCGGCGTCGAGGTGAACGCGAAGTCGCTGGTCCGGATCGACGACAACAGCAAGTTCGAGACGATCATCGGCAACCCCGGGGATGGACAAAGCCCCAGCTGCTCGATCCACGACGAGTATCACGAGCATGACGACGACGGCCAGGTCGACACGATGCAGACCGGCATGGGCGCGCGCGAGCAGCCCCTGCAGGCGAAGATCACGACCGCCGGCGATAACCTGGCGGGGCCGTGCTACAAGGAGGTCCAGGAGGAGCGGGAGTTCCTCAACGGGGTCGGCGTCCTCGACGAGGCGAAGGCCGAGCTCGCGGCGCTGGGGATGCCGCCCGGGCCATCGCTGTCGCACGAGACATTCTTCGTCGAATATTCGATCGACGAGGGCGACGACTGGAAGAGCGAGGCGGCGCTTCGCAAGGCCAATCCGAACTACGGGATCTCGGTCGACGCCGACTTCCTGAAGGCGCGGCAGCGCGACGCGATCGCGAAGCCACGAAAAGCCGGTGTTTTCAAGACGAAGCACCTCAACCTTTGGGTCGCGGCGAAGGCGGCCTATTTCGATATCGAAGCCTGGCGCCGATGCCGCGACCCCGAAATCCCGATGCGCGGGGTCGACGCGATCAAATTGGAGCGCCTGCGCGGGCGGCGTGGCGTCCTGGCGCTGGACCTGGCGTCGAAGTGGGACATCGCTGCAGGCGAACTGCTGCTGTTTCCCGAGGGCGAGAAGGCGACGCCGGACGATCCCTATATCCGGATCGGCTTTTACTTCCTTCCCGAGGAAACAATACTCAACGTCCCGCTCTATCAGGACTGGGACAAGGCCGAGCTGATCATCGTCACGCCCGGCAACATCATCGATTACGACGAAATTCTGGAATTGATGGGCGAGATCCGCGAGCACTTCCAGCTCGAGGCGGTCGCGTACGACCCGCACCAGGCCACCATGCTCGCGACGACGGCGGGCAAGGACGGCTTTCCGATGATCGAGTACCGCCAGATCGTGCTCAACATGTCCGAGCCGATGAAGCAGGTCGAGGCCTGCGCCCGGGCGGGGACGATCGCGCACGGCGGCGACGGCGTGATGGAATGGCAGATGAGTAATGTCGTCGCCGCGCCCGACAAGAAGGACAATGTCTACCCCAACAAGCCGCGCGACGAAGCGAAAATCGATAATCCGGTCGCGCTGATCATGGCGATGGGCGTGGCGATGACGACCGAGGAGGGCGCGCCCTCGTCGTACCAGGACCGCGGACTCCTGGTGATCTGAAAGGAAAAGCATGGGTTGGATGCGTGACTGGTTCGCAGGCCTTGCCGCGACCAGCGCCATGGTTGCGCCCGGCCCCCGCGCCATGGCGGCGCCCGGCGACCCGGTGATCATCACCACGCCGGCGGAGCTCGAGGAAGCACTGCGCCGCGGAAATACGGTGGCGGGGCAGGCGGTGACGCCCGAAACGGCGATGCGTGTGACGGCGGTCTTCGCCTGCGTTTCGCTGAGATCGAAGACGGTCGGGACGATCCCTTTCCAGGTGAAGCGGCGCGTCAACGATACCACCCGCGTCGACGCCACCGATCATAGCCTGCACGCCGTCCTGACGCGCAAGCCGAACAAGTGGCAGAAGCCCCGCGAATTCAAGAAGATGATGCAGGCGCATGTCCTGCTGCGCGGCAATGCCTATGCGAAGATCACGCGCGGTATCCGCGGCGAGGTTCTGGCGCTGACGCCGCTGCACCCTGACCGCGTGCAAGTCGAGCAGAATGACGATCTGTCGCGGCGCTACGAATGGACGCGGAAGGACGGGGCGAAGTTCACCTTCCAGCAGGACGAGATCCTGCACCTGATGGGGTTGTCGCTCGACGGCGTCCGCGGCGTGTCGCCGATCACCTATGCGCGCCAAACACTGGGCCTGGCGATGGCGCTCGAGGCGCACGGGACGGCCGTGTTCGGCAATGGCGCGGTGGTCGCGCAGACGCTGAAGATCCCCAAGGACACCAAGCTCAAGCCCGAGCACATCGATCGGCTGAAGGCCGATATGGAGGATTTCCGTTCCGGCGGCGCCCGCGAGGGCAAGGTCATGGTGCTCGAGGACGGCCTCGAGTTCGATCAGCTCGGCATGTCGATCGAGGACGCGGCCTGGATCGATTCCCGCAAATTCAGCCGCAGCGATATCGCGATGCTGTTCGCGGTGCCGCCGCACATGATCGGCGACACCGAGAAGTCGACGAGTTGGGGGACAGGGATCGATTCGCAGACGCAGGGCTATGTGACCTTCAGCTGCGAAGATGATTTCGTGATGTGGGAGGAAGGGCTCAACGGCGATTGCCTGGACGAGATCCGCGACGCCAACATCTTCGTTCGCATCAATCGCCAGGCAATGGTTCGCGGCGATATCAAGACGCGCTGGGGCGCCTATGTGCTGGCGCTGCAATGGGGCGTCATGTCGCCCAACGAGGTCCGCGCGCTCGAGGATATGAACCCCCGCGAAGGCGGCGATGTCTTTTATCCGCCGCCCAACATGACGGCGCCCACCGGAGAAAAACCCGATGTCTTTGCGTAAGCCGCCGCAGGCGAGGGCGCCCGCGCGTCCGCAGAATTTCCAGTGGGACGCGCCGAGCGACGTGCTCGCGCGCTGGGCCGAGCAGCCGCTGGCAGCGGTCGACGACGGCGAGACCGTGATCAACATGTTCGACGTCATCGGTTACGACTGGTGGGACGGCGGCGGCATCACGACGAAATGGGTGCAGGACCAGCTGCGCGCCGCGAGCGGCCGCGACGTCACGGTGAACATCAATTCGCCCGGCGGCGACATGTTCGAGGGCATCGCGATCTATAACCTGCTCGCCAATTATCCGGCGCGGGTGACGGTCAATGTCGTGGCGCTGGCGGCGTCGGCCGCGTCGATCATCGCGATGGCGGGCGACGACGTGCGCATGGCGACCGGATCCTTCATCATGATCCACAATTGCTGGGCCGTCGTGATCGGCAACCAGAACGATCTGCGCGAGGCGGCGGAGATCTTCGCGACCTTCGACAGCGCGCTCGCCGATATCTACGAAGAGCGGGTCAGCGTCGGCCGCGACGAGATCGTGTCGATGATGAACGCCGAATCCTACATCGCGCCGAAAGACGCGATCGCGAAAGGGTTCGCCGACGCGATGATCGGGGAAACCGAGGTCGCGACCAAGGCCAGCAACAAGATCGACGGGGGCGTGATGGCGCGCCGCCGTGTCGAGGCCGCGCTTGCGCGCGCCAATGTTTCGCGTCCCGATCGTCGCCAGATGATCGAGGCGCTGGGGGGCCCGCGCGATGCAACCTCCCATCCCGACGCCCAGCGCGATGCAAGCGTCACCGCGGGGATCCAGTCCCTGATCGAGAAGCTGCGCGCCGCATAGGCTGCGCTCCACGGAGTATCCCAAAATGAAGATGGAAAAATTCCCCCGCGCTCGCGGGATCGTCGCCGTGCGCGCCGATGGTTCGGACCTGCCGGGCCAGCTTGCCGCGCTCAACACCGCATTGACCGAATTCCAGACTCGCCAGGAAACGCGCCTTGCCGCGCTGGAAGCCGGGCGCGCCGACGACGTCGTCGACCGCGAAACCCTGAATCGCATCAATGGCGAGATCAGCGCGCTGACCACGGCCGTCAACGAATCGAAAGCCGCGATCGACGCCGCGCGCATCGGCGGCGCCGGCAACAGCCTGAGCGCCGAGGCGCAGGAGCATCGCACCGCGTTCAACGCGCTGCTGCGTCGTGGCATCGAGCCCGACGCCGGCATGCGCTCGCTTGAAGTGCGCGCCGCGCTGACCACGGACAGCGATCCGGACGGCGGCTTCCTGGTGCCGGCGCCGGTGGTCGAAGGCATCGACCGCGTGCTCGGTGTCGTGTCGGCGATGCGCACTGCGGCTCGCGTGATCAATGTCGGCGGCGGCGGCTACAAGAAGGCGGTCAACCTCGGCGGAGCCACGTCGGGCTGGGTCGGCGAAAAGTCGGCGCGCCCCGAAACCGGCACGCCGGACCTGAGCGAGATCGGCGTTCCGAACGGCGAGCTCTATGCGAACCCCGCGGCGACGCAGCGCATGCTGGACGATTCGATCTTCGACGTCGAGGCCTGGCTGGCCGAGGAAATCGCGATCGAGTTCGCCGAAGAGGAAGGCGCCGCCTTCATCACCGGCAACGGCGTCAACAAGCCGCGCGGGATCCTTGCATACGACAAGGTCGCCAACGCTTCCTATAGCTGGGGCAAGACCGGTTTCGTGGTGTCGGGCAAGGCCGACGGCTTCCTGGTGCCGACCTCGACCGCCTCGCCGGCGGACGCGCTGGTCAATCTCTACCACAGCCTCAGGTCGGGCTATCGCGCCGGCGCGGCGTGGATGATGAACGACCTTACCGTCGCCACCATCCGCCAGTTCAAGGACGGCGACGGCAAATGGCTGTGGCAGCCGCCGACGGCCGAGGCTCCCGAGCTGGTGCTCGGCAAGCCGTGCTACACCGACGACAATATGCCGACGGTGGCGGCCGACGCATTCGCAGTCGCGTTCGCGAACTTCATGCGCGCATACACCATCACCGATGGCGTCGGCGTGCGCATCCTGCGCGACCCCTTCACCAACAAGCCGTTCGTGCATTTCTATGCCACGCGGCGCGTCGGCGGCGGGATCACCAACTTCGAAGCGATCAAGCTGCTGAAGATCAGCACCTAATCGCGGGCCCGGGCGGCGAGCGATCCCCGCCCGGGTTTCGATTTCCCGATTTTCGAAAGGACGAATTCATGAAGAAGGATCTTCACAGCCGCGTGTCGATCGCAGTGGCGATCGCCGCGGCGGCGCTCGACGCCGACAACACGCCGCCCGCCATCGACCTGCAGGGCTTCGACAGCGCCGAGATCGTGATCTCGATCGGAGTCGGCGGCATCACCTTCACCGGCACCAACAAGGTCGAGTACAAGCTGACCCACAGCGACGACGACAGCACCTATACCGCGGTGACGATCGCCGATGTCCTGGGCCTCGAGTCGGTCGGCACCGGCGGCATCATCAAGTCGCTGACCGCGGCCCATGCCGCCGCGGCCGCGTATCGCGTCGGCTATGTCGGGGGCAAGCGCTACCTGAAGCTGCTCGCCGACTTCAGCGGGACGCATGCCTCGCCGACGCCGATGTCGGCCGTGTGCATCCGCAGCAATCCGCATCTCGCCCCGGTGGCGAACGCGGCCTGAAGCTGACAGGCGCGCGCGACGCAACGGTCGCGCGCGCCTTGTTCTTTCGGAAAGCGAGGCGGCGATGCATTATTCGCTCGATATCGCCGCGCTGCCCGAGGGCTATGGCGAAGCCCTGCTGCCGATCGCCGAGGCGAAGGAGCAGCTCCGGGTCCTCGAGGACGACGATGACGCGCTGATCGCGGCCATGCGCGACGCGGCGATCGCGACGGTCGAGGATTATACCGGCCTGGTGCTGGGGCCGCGCACGGGCCTCGTCTGGCGGGCCGAGAGCCTTCCCCGATATTCGAATGCGCTGCCCCTGGGCGTGCGTCCCGCGACCGGGCTCCAGTCCGCGATCTATCTCGACAGCGTCGGCGCCGAACAGGAGATCGACGTCGCCGACCTGCGCATCGTCGACCAGAGCGGCGTCATGCCCGTCGCCGGCGCCAGCTGGCCGAACGATGTATCGGGCGGCGTGGTGATCGAGTTCGACGCCGGCCTCGCCGCGGGGCAGGCGCCGGCGCCGCTGATCTCGGCCGCGCGGCTGATGCTCGGCACGCTCTACCAATTTCGCGAGACGGTGGTGTCGGGGACGATCGTCACCGAGCTGCCGCTCGGCTTCGAATTTCTATGCCGCCCCTTTCGCCGGATCTCGCTCTGATCACGCGGCGCCCCTTCTAGCAGGAGAGTTTCATGGCCGATCTTTCGATTACCGCCGCCAACGTCGTCGCGGGCAATGGGGCGAAGAGCCGTCCCGGCGTGGCCGGCGCGACAATCACGGCGGGCCAGCAGGTCTATCTCGACGCCACCGACAACAAGTGGAAGCTGGCGGACGCCGACGGCGCAGCCGCGCTGCGCTCGCCGGGCGGGACTGCTCTCCACGGCGCGAGCAACGGGCAGCCGCTGCAGGTGCATACGCAAGGCCCGATCACGATCGGCGCCACGCTGGTCGCCGGTACGACCTACTATCTGTCGCCGACCCCGGGCGGCATCTGCCCGCTCGCCGACGTGCAGAGCGGCGACTATGTCGTGATCGTCGGTATCGCGACCAGCACTTCGGTGCTGGACGTGCGGTATCACGAATCCGGCGTCGCGCTTTAAGCGCCGCATAGGTTCCGGCAATGGGCGGCGCGGCAGATTATGATCACCGCGCCACCTTTTACCGGATGGTGCCTGGCCAGGACGCCGCCGGTATCGAGGTGCGCGTCCCATCGCCGATCGGCCAGAGCTGGGCCAAGGTGCTTTATGGCAGCGGGGCCGAGCGTCGGACCGCCGCGGGCACCGAAGCCGGGCAGGCTTTCACCGTCCGGGTGCGCGGTACCGCGAAGATGCGCACGGTGACGATCGCCGATCAAGTGTCGGTGAAGAACCGGTTGACCGGGCTCGAGTTGACCGGCGCGATCACCGGCCTGGCGCCGGTCGGCTCTGGCGATATCGAGTTCACCGCCATGGCGGCGCTGGGGGCCGGGGCGTGAGTTCGTCGCAGACCGGCATGCACGGGTTTGACGAGCTCGAGAAAGTTTTCGCGTCGCTCGCCGATCCCGAGGCGATGAACAAGATCGGGACGCAGGTCGGCGGGCGGATCATGCGCCGCAAGGTGCTGCCGGCGATCAAGGAGGCGCTGCCGGTCGGCACGCGCCCGACGCTGCGCAGGCGGAAGCGGAAGAACGGCACGGTGGCCGAAGCCGATTACGGCCGCGTCACCACCAACCTGGCGACGAAGAAGATCCGCAAGGCGCCCGGGCAGACCGCGCTGGTGTGGACGGTCAGCACGAATGCCGCCTTCTGGTGGTGGATGAACGAATTCGGGACGGTCGACCAGCCCGCCAATCCGGTGATCCGCATGACCTGGAGCCGCGTGGCGCCGGACCTGCCCGCCGAGATCGGGCTGGGATTGTGGGCCGGGGTCGAGCGCCTGGCGAAGAAGCGCGGCATCGAACTGCCAGGCGGGGCCGACTGACATGGATCTGCAGCTTCGCGCCCGGCTCCTCGCGGTGCCCGCGATCACCGCACTCGTCGCCAACGGGACGGCGGTCAGCCTGGACGAGAGGCCGACGTCGCTGGGCTTTCCGGCGATCGTGCTGACCGAGGCGTCGCCGGGCGAGGAATGGAATCATGGCGGGCCCGACGGGCTCTGCTCGGCGCGGTGGCAGTTCGACTATTTCGGGCTCGAGGTGCCGGCGCTGATCGCGCTGCGCAATGCCGTGCGCACCGAGATGCTGCAGCTGCGCGACGTCGACGGCGTCCGCTTTCACGAGGCCGCGCTGGTCACGAGCTTCACGGTCGAGCCCGAGATGCTCGACGGCGGCGCGCGCGTGTACCGCCGCCTGCAGGAATATGAGTTTTTCTGGGAATATCTGAGTTGAGCGAAAGGAAGAGTTGATGACGGGCAACGCCAAGAAGACCTTCGGCACCAAGATCTTCGTCGTCGCCGCGGGCGGCGATATCGAGACCGGCGCCGTCGCGAAGGTGATCAATGTCGGCAAGCCGAAGATCACGCGCGGAATGCAGGATGCGACGTCGCACGACAGCGCCGGCGGCTGGGAGGAAGTCATCCCCGACGGCACCGCGAAGGTCGAGCCGTTCACGATCCAGGTCGAATATATCGCGAACGACGCGTTCGACCAGGCAATGATCGCCGCCTGCGCGCCGGATGGCGGACTGCAGGACGTCGAGATCCACGAATATGGCGCCGCCGGCTATATCAAGACGCCGCTGTCGGCCTATGTCAGCGACTATGGTCCGGACGACGCGCCGGTGAAGGGCAAGCAGACCGCGTCGTTCACGCTGACCCCGACCGGTCCGATGGACGCGAAGGGCGCGGTGACCTGATATGAAGGCCGAACCCGCCGGCGAGGTCGGCTTCAGCTGGGGAGGAGCGGACTATACGCTCCGCTTCGGTATGGGCGCGATCCGCGCCTACGAGCGCGCGACTGGCGGTTCGGTCTTCGACGCCTTCGATCACATCCAGGCGGTGCAGGAAGGTCGCGAACGGGTACGCCTGACGGTGCTCGGCGACCTGATCTGCGCGGGGCTCGCGCATTATCATCCCGACGTCGATCCCGAGACGGCGATGGCTATGGCGGTCGACCCCGCTGTGAACGAGGCGTTGATCGAGGGCTATACCGAATCGATGCCGGTCGCGAAGGGCGGCGGCGGCAACCCTCCGAAGCCGGCGGGCCGGAAACGCGGTGGGACTGGAGCGCGCTCCTCGAGCGCTGGTGCGAAGCGGGGCAAAGGCTAGCCGACTTCTGGCCGGCGACGCCGCGCGAGGTCGTGCTGGCGATCGACGGCTATCTGCGCCGCCGCGCCTGGCTCGCGTGGCACAGCGGGCTGGTGTCGAACGGCAACATCACCGATTTCGCCGAGCTGCTGCCGGCGGCCGAGGCCGGCGCGGCCGATGGCCCGGCGCAGTCCGACGTCCAGATGGCGCACAACATGGCGATGTGGCGCCAGATCTTCGGCCTGAAGGCCGAGCGCGTCGAGATTGCCCCCGACTAGGGCGCACAGCAATCGAACGGAAAGGGTGAAGCGATGGCAGGCAAAAGCCTGATCGGTGCGCTGCGCGTCACCCTGGGTCTCGACAGCGCTGAATTCACCGAGGGCGTCGATCGCGCGCGCCAGTCGGTCGACGACGCTAAGAAAGACATCGTAGAGTTCGGCAACCGGATGTCGGGTATCGGCAAGGCGCTGACCGTCGGCGTCACGCTGCCGCTGCTCGCCGCCGGTGCGGCCGCCGTGAAGGGTGCGCAGGAACAGGCAGCCGCCATGGCGCAGGTCGAAACGGCGATCAAGTCGATGGGCAACACCGCGGGCCGCACGGCGGAGGAGCTCGCGAAGCAGGCAGACGCGCTCGAGATGAATTCGCTTTTCGAGGGCGATATCATCCTGAAGCAGGTCACCGCCAATCTGCTTACGTTCGGCAATGTCGCCGGCGAGGTGTTCGACCGGGCACAGCAGGCGGCGGTCGACATGGCGACGCGCCTGGGGAGCGAACCGCAGGCGGCGGCGATCATGCTGGGCAAGGCGCTGAACGATCCGATCAAGGGCGTCACCGCGCTGACCAAGGCGGGCGTCCAGCTGAGCGCCGCGCAGAAGGAACAGATCAAGGCCTTTGTTAAGACCGGCGAGGTCGCGAAGGCCCAGGCGATCATTCTTGACGAGCTCGAGAAACAATTCGGCGGCGCAGCCAAGGCCGCGGCCGATACGACGCCATGGCGCCAGGCGCAGGTCGCGATCAACCAGACCGCCGAGCAGTTCGGCGCGATCCTGCTACCCATGCTCCCCGCGATCAGCGATGCGATCATCCGTGTCGCGCAGGCGATCGCAGACCTTTCGCCCGGCATGCAGCAGCTGGTGGTGGTAGGGGGACTGATCGCCGCCGCGTTCGGGCCGATCCTAGTCGCGGCGGGGTCGCTGACCGTCGCACTGGTGACCAGGCTGATCCCCGCGCTGGGGCTGCTCCAGGTCGCTTTCTGGAAGACCGCGGCGGTGATGACATCGGCAACCGCGGCGACCGCCGCGCTGGCCGCAGCGCTTCGCCTTTTGTTGATCGCCACCGGCGTCGGTGGCGCGATCGCGCTGCTCGCCGGCGCGATCTATGCCTATACGACGCGCACCAAGGAAGCCGTACCGGCGTCGAAGGCGTACAGCCAATCGCTCGAGACCGCGCGGCAGACCGCGAAGGACGCGCAGGTCGCGTCTCAGAATCTGGCCCAAGCGATGGGCAAGGAACGCGAAGCCGCGCTGAAGGCGGCGCAGGCACAGCGCGTGCTGGCCGAGGAGCGCCTTCGCGCGGCACAGAAAAAGCTGCTCGCCGCGGAATATGAGGCGCGCACCTCAGCGGCTGAGGCAAAGAAGGCTGCGGCGCTTGCCGATGGCGGCGGGCCCGGCGAGGGCGTGCGAGGGCGTATCTCGTCCGGCCAGCAGAAGTTCAACGACGCGCGCAAGCGCGCCGGGCAGGCCGACGCCGATGCGAAGGCGGCCGAAGAAGCGGTCATCACGCTGTATCGCGCCCGCGCGGAGCTTGATCGCCAGATCGCCAATGCCGCCAATCCGCCGAAGCTGGCGCCGATCAGCGTCGCCGCTGTGGACGAAGGCACGAAGGCGGTCGGCCGCGCTTCGAAGGCGGTGGGTGGCCTTAGCAAGGAGGCGCAGACCGCGAAGGAAAAGGCCGAGGCGCTGCAGGCGGTGCTCGACCGGTTGTTTCCCGAGGACGCGGCGCGCCGCGAATATGAGGCGCAGCTGAAGCTGATCCAGGAATCGAAGCTGACCGAGGAGCAGCGGGCGGCTGCGATCCAGGCGCTGCGCCGCGAATATCTCGGCCTGCACCGCGACATGCTGGCCGCCGCGCCGGGCGAGGAGTTCTACCCCGGCATCGAATCGCAGTCGCGGTCGATCGAGGATCTAAACAAGGACATCGTCGCGAGCAGCGAAGAAGTGCTCGGCCGCGTGACGAAGAAGGCCGAGGACACGCGCGTCCGCGTCGTCGAAAGCTTTGCGCAGATGGTCGACGGCGCGATGCGCGAGCTCGACCGATTCGCGCGCGGGATCCAGTCGGGGAATATCCTCGATATCGTCGGCGGGCTGCTCAACGCGCTCGACAAGTTCGGATCGATCTTCACGGACGGCAAGGGCTTCGACCTGGGCCCGTTCAAATTCGGCGACACCGGCGGGAACTCCAGCAGTCTGCCGCGCTTTGCGACGGGCGGGTCTATGAAGATCGGCGGGCTGGCGGGGGTCGACCGCAACCTGCTGTCGATGAACGGGCGGCCGATCGCCAAGGTCTCGCGCGACGAGACAATGACGATCACGCCGGCGAACGGCCATGGCCCCGGCGGTCGGGTCGCCTATTTCGACCTGCGCGGCGCAGTGGTGACCGAAGATCTGCTGCGTCAGATGAACGAGATTTCGCAGAGCAATATCGCCGCAGCGTCGCCGGCGATCGCGAGCATGGGCGCCAACCAGGCGATCGCCCAGTCGCGGCGCATGCAGCAGCGCGCGCTGAGCTGACCCGATGGCGCTGGTCGATCTTCCCGACTCGCCGGGTCCGGCGAGCGTCGCCTGGCGCGAGCAGGATTTCGGCGGCGTGCTGCCCGGGCTGCTGGGCGGCGGCGGACAGCGGGTCAACCGGCAGGGCAACCGCTGGGCGGTCGACGTCGCGCTGCCGCCGCTGTCGCTCGCCGACGCGCGGCGCTGGTCGGCGGCGCTGTCGCTGGGGCTGAAGAACGGCGTGCGCTGGAAGATCCGGCAGGTCGGGCTGGAATCGGGCCCGATCGGTGCGCCGCTGGTCGCCGGCGCAGGGCAGATGGGCATGGCGCTGGACGTCGACGGCATGACGAACGGGGCAGCCTGGATGGCGGGCCAGTGGGTCGGGGTCGGCGCTCCGGGCAGCAGCTGCCTTTACCTGACCGCGGCACCGGGTTTCGCAGACGGCAGCGGGGTCGCTGCGCTCGCCTTCACGACGCCGCTGCGCGCGGTGCCGGCGGATGATGCGCCGGTCAGCTTCGCGCCGTCGATCGAGGGGCTGCTGGGCGGCGACCCGCCGAGCTGGACGATCGACCGGATGCGGCTCGGCGGGGCCGGATTTTCGATCGAGGAAGTCGAATGAGCCTCTCCGATCGCCATCTCACGCTGGCGACCTTCGTCAAGCTCGAGCTGCCGGGCGGCGACGTCCGGCTGTGTGACGGCGGGGTGCTGGCGTTCGACGGCGAGGATTATGCCGCGCGCGACGCGGTGTGGGGCCGGGTGGCGGAGATCCCGCCGGGCGATGCAAGCATCGGCGACCTGGCGCCGGGCGGCGCGCTGGTGCTGGCGCCGGACGAGGCGACGCCCGTGTCGACGCTGCGCGACGAGGCGCTGCACGGATCGCGCGTCCAGGCCTGGATGGGCGAGGTCGACCCCGCGACGGGGCTGGTCGGCACCGCGCACCGGCTGGCGGACTGGATCGTCGACTTTACGCGCGTGCGGCTGGCGAAGGGGGCGCGCACCGTCGCGCTGGAGCTGATCACGCGCCTCGAGCGGCTGTTCATCCGCAACCGCGGCAATGTGTGCAGCCCGCGCTGGCACAAGTCGATCTGGGCGGGCGAAAAGGGTTTCGACAATTGCACCGACGTCGAGGTGTCGGTGCCGTGGGGCACCGAGGCCGCGCCGAGCGGCAAGGCGGGCGGCAGCACCACGCCGGGCGGCGGCGGCGGACGCACCTGGCTGGACGCGCTGCGATGACGAAGCCGCTGAGCCTCGCGCAACGCGGGCGGCGCACGCAGCGGCTGATCGACATGTGGCGCGAGCGGCCGCTCGACTGGCGCGCGCGGCACCATTGCATCGCGCTGGCGCATGCGCAGGCGCGGGCGATGGGGGCGAAGGTGCCGGCGCTGCCGTCGATCCGCAGCCCCCGCGCGGCGCGCCGAGCGCTGGAAAAGATGGGTTTCCAAACGGTCGAGGACATGCTGACCAGCCTGTTCCCGCGCATCCCGCCCGCGATGATGCGCGTCGGCGACCTTTGCACCGTGCCCGGGGCCGACGATCCCGACGGGCCGCGCGGGCTGGCGGCGGTGATGATCGCCGACGGGCAGGGCAATGTATTCGGGTGGCACGCCGCCACCGGGTTCCGCCGCATCGAATCGGTGCTGGCGGTCCATGCCGACTGCACCGGGGCGTGGAGGATCGGCTGGTGAGCGGCGCGCTGAAATTCGTCGGCAAGGTCGCCGGCGTCGTGTCGACCGTAGCGTCTTTCATTCCCGGCGGGCAGACGATCGCCGCGATCGCCGCGGCCGTCGCCGTCGTCGCAACCACCGCGGGCAATCTCCTCGCCAAGAAGCCTGTCGCGCAGGGACAGGTGGAAAGGAGGTTGTTCGGCGCCAACACGCCGCTGCCCTATGTCATGGGCCGCACCTACACCCCCGGCGTGCAGGTGCACGACGCGGCGTGGGGCGGCAAGGTCGGCAAGGTCTGGAACCCCTATCGCTTCCTGGCGATCGTGCTGTGCTGCGCGGGGCCGATCGCGTCGATCGACAGCGTGTGGTTCGACCACGCCGAGGTGCCGTTCAGCGGATCGGCGGCGACGGGCTATTACGCCGGCTTCGTCTGGAAGGACGATCAGCTGGGCGAAGGGCCCGAGGCGTCGGCGCTCGCCTCGGCCCCGGGCCAGGGCTGGGGCACGCCGCCGGGCTGGGGCAGTGATTACAAATTGTCGGGTTTCGCGGCAGTCGGCCTGTCGCTGAAGTTCGACAAGGAAGGCAAGAAGTTCGCGCAGGGCGTGCCGCCGATCGGCTTCGTCGGGCATTTCGTCAAGGTCTATGACCCGCGCCTGGACAGCACATACCCGGGCGGATCGGGGGCGCACCGGATCGACGACGAGTCGACGTGGGAATGGAGCGAGAACCCGGCGCTGCACGCGGTCACCTATGCCTATGGCCGGCTGCAGAACGGGTTGCCGATCTTCGGACCGGGGCTCGAGGTCGAGGCGATCAACCTCAATTCGGCGGTGGCCTGGGCCAATGTCTGCGACGCCAATGGCTGGACGATCGGCGGCACGATCTTCGAGCCGGGCGACGCGTGGAACAATCTCAAGCGGATCTGCCAGGCCGGCGGGTGCGAGCCGATCCCCGGCGCCGGCGGCGTGCTGTCGTTCAACTTTCGCGCGCCGCGCGTATCGCTCGGCACGATCGGGCGCGCCGACATCAAGGGCGACGCGGCCGAGGCGGCGAGCGGTCAGACCTTTCGCGAACGCGTGGCGACGATCGTCCCGCGCTTTCGCAGCGAGGCCAATCAGTGGAATTATGTCCAGGCGACCGAGCAGACGGTCGCGGCCTTCGTCACCGCCGATCGGCCGCCCGACGACGTCGAGGAAATCCAGTACGACCTGGTGCAGGACAAGGACCAGGCGGCCGAGCTGGCCCGCTACGAGATCTGGCAGCGGCGCGAGCCGCCGGTCGGCCCGATCACGCTGGGCCCGGAGTATATGACCTATCAGCCGGGCGACACGCTGACCCTGCTCGCCGATACGGGGCTTTGGGACGAGAGCGCGGATCTGGATGTCGTCATCAAATCGAAAGCGCCGGATCCGCTGACGGGGCTGGTGACCTTCGAATTCGAGGGCGAGAACCCGGACAAGCATGACGACGTGCTGGGCGCGACGGCCGATGCCCCGCCGGTGGTGTCGATCCCGACCGCCGAGGATCGCGACTTCGCCTTCGGCTTCAACCTCGATCCGCTCGGCTATGGCGACACGCTGATCGCGACCTCGTCGCAGCGTGGCCTGACGGTCAGCGCCACCGACGACGAGATCACGATCAGCAACCACGAGCGCGTCTATTCCGACAAGGTCATCAATGTCACGGGCGACACGCTGACGGGCCTGACCGACGAGACGCTCTACTACCTCTATTACGACGACGAGGCGCGCGCCGGCGGCGCGGTGACCTGGTTCGCGACCGAGGATTTCTTCGAAGCGCAGAACAGCCCCGACGAGCCGGGCCGGCACTATGCCGGTTACATCGTGACCGACGCGATCGGCGGCAGCGGCACGACGGGCGGCGGCGCGGTACCGCCGGGCAGCGGCGGCACGAACCCCTACGAAGTCCTGCCCTAAACATCTGAAAACAGGAGAGGTCGATGGCAGCACCATCGAATTACGCGGCGCTCGCTGCGCGCGCGGGCATTCCGTTCGCCGAATATGCAATGGGCAACGGTGTCGGCTGGACGCTGGCGCTGAAGTTCACCGGCGAGGATTTCACCGCGGCGACCATCACGGTCGACCTGCGTCCGGAGCCCGACCTGCGCGTCAGCGCGACCGACATGACGATGGGCGACGCGACGCTGGTAGGTGAAGACACGCTGATCGACGCGACGCTGGACGACGCCGGCGTGTCGGCGCTGGGGCTCGCGGCCGAAATCGGTCGCGAGATCGCGCTGTGGGGCCGCGTGCTGGTGACGCCCGACGGGGGCGATCCCGAGATCTGGGCCTATTTCCGCGCAACCAGGCTGGGGAGCTGATCATGGCCGAGATGATCCTCCAGCGCGTCGAGCAGACGATCGCCTTGCAGATGGGCGAAAACACCGGGCTGGCGCGCGACGCAGCGCTGCGCGCCGAGGCGGTGCTGGCCGACGCGGGTTTCGTGCTCGTGGCCGGCGACCTGGCGGGCGCGGACACGATCGGCACCGTCGCGACGAACATCGCGGCGGTCACCGCCGTGTCGGGCGCGATCGCCGACATCGGTTCGGTTGCCGGCGCGCTGACCGCGATCGGCACGGTCGCGACCAATATCGCCAGCGTCAATATCGTCGCCGCCAACGCGGCGGACGTCGCGACGGTCGCCACCGACCTTGGTCTCGGCGCCTCGTCGCTGATCCTGCAGGCGATCGACGCTGCGGCAGATGCCTTGACCGCGGCCGCCTCGGTCTACGTCACCAGCAGCGCGCACGCGCTTTCCAGTGGCGACCGGACGGCGACCGCCATCGCCAACGGCGGCAGCTTCACGACGACGCTGACGCCGAGCGGCGGCACGATCCTCAACCTGATTAACGGCAATGTCACCAACGACAATAGCAACGCGATCACGCTGACCGGCATTGCCCTTACCGGGCACGAGCTGTTCCACTGGATTTTCCCCCTCGGCCGATCGCTGATCTGCGACAGCGTGACGATCAAGAACAGCGGCACCCAGAGCTATGGCGCGGCCACCTTCTATGCGCTGAAGAACGACGGCACCTGGGTTGCGGTCAGCACCAGTTCGAACATCGGCGGCGCGACGTCGGTCACCATCGCGCTGACCGCGATCGACAAGGGCGGCTATCTCGGCCTCAAATGCGTGTTCGACAGCGGGACCGCGGGCAGCGGGCGGATGCTCGAGATCGAGTTCAAGTTCGCGAACGGCGCACAGGATACGCTTTACAAGATCCCGCCCGAGACGGTGCGCGGCAAGGTGCTGACGCAGCAGAGCGCGAACCCCGGCGACGTCGTGTTCGCCGAACCCATCGATTTCAACGCCGCCGCCGTTTCGGGCGCCGGGTTGCTGTGCGAATATTTCTTCAACGAGGGGACGGGCGAGACCGTCTACGACCGCTCGGGCAACGGGCGGCACATCGTTTTCGACAGCAGCCATCGCGCTACCTATGGCGGGGCGTTCGGCACCAACTATTCCTGGACCAAGCGCGGGCTGCTGCTGCGCAAGGCGATGATCCAGTCGCCGAGCCTGACCAGCACGCGCACGGTCGTCGCCGTCTATGTCCCGCTCCGCGAGGACGGCAGCAACGTCCAGTGGAACGTCAGCAACAACACCGCGATCAATTCGAACCATGCCCGCATGGCGTCGGGCGGGTCGACGCAATCGACGCAGACGGTCCACGTCGGCCATGGCGGCGAGGGCGTCGTGCCGCTTTATCGCGACGCCAGCACCAACGGCTATGCGATCAGCCGCGGCGGGCCGCTGATGGTCTTCTCCGAAAGCAGTGCCGGGATCACCGGCAATCTCGGGATGGGTGGGCAGTGCAACGTCACCGCCGATACGGTCCGTTCGACCCAGATGGTCTGCGTCTATTTCGCGGTCTATTCGGGTACGCTGACCAGCGACCAGCGCACGGCGATCCGCCGCGCCCTTCGCCGCTCGCTCGCCGTGCGCGGCATCCGGATCGACTGGCGCGACTGCGATACCGTGCACGCGGGCGCCTTCAACATCGGCCAGTCCAACACCGGCAACCTTTCGATCAGCCCCGCTGATCTGTCCGCTGCCAATATCGCCGCTCTTTCGTTCACGCCAAACACGTTCATCCTGTCCGCAGGGCGGCGCGACGAAGCAACGCCGATGGCCACGCCCTCCGAGTATCGGGCCGGCTTCAACAGCTTCCCCGGCTTTCGCGCGCTGGGGATGGGCTATGAAGCCGGGATGGCACTGGCTCACGAGAAAGCCAATGCCAGCGCGCGGCGCAAGCTGGCGATCTGCAAGGTCGCGGCGGGCAGCTCGAACATCTCCGACGCCACCGCGCTCAGCTGGAACGCGTCGGTGCCACCCGGGACCGGCATGCTCGGTTTCGCATTGAAGAGCTGGCGCGACCTGGAACAGCATTTCCTGAACCGCGGCGAGGGCGTCCGGCTGTTTGCGGTCAACACCCAGAATGGCGAGCAGGAGGCGAACAATACCGGCGTCGCGAACGGCTGGCCCGCCGCATATCAGGCGAACATGCAGGGGATCTGGGACAAGCTGAAAGAGCAGCTGCTCTTCGACGGCCTGAAAATAAACGTCGGCGAGCTATTCCCCTTCGACACCGGGCAGTCGAACTACACGCAGGCGGGCGTCGACGCGGTGCGCGCGGCCCAGACGGCCTTCGTCCTGGCGAACGCCGATGCTTCGCTGGTCGCCAGCGCCGCCGGTCTGAAGCAGGCCGACAAGATTCACATCACCGCCGACAATAGCGTGTCTCGTGGCGAGCTCGATTTCTATCCCGTCCAGGGAATCTTCTGATGGCATCGCGCGTCGCCGGCGCCGCGCTGCTGTTCGCGATCTGTTTCCATATGAAGGGCACCGCGGTGCCCTTTTTTCTTGCCGCCGCGATCGGCGGCGCTTTGCTGAAGGGCGGAAGACCATGAACCTCGAGACCCACGCGGGGGATTATGCCGCCGCCGCGACGAAGGCGTCGCCGCCGCTGGCGGTCACCGGCGCGGCGATCGCCGGCGTGCCGCTGCAGAATTGGGTGCTGTTCGCCACGCTGGTCTACACCGTGCTGCAGATCGCGCTGCTGGTGCACAAGTTCCTGAAGGAGCGCGCGGCCGAGCGCGCCGGGAAGGCCGGCCAGTGAGCGATAACGTCGCGGCGCCGGCGCCGGCGAGCTCGAGCACCGGGAAGCTGAAGGCGGGCGCCGCGGTCGCCGCCGCGATCGCGACGATCCTGGCGGGCGTCTATGCCAATGAGGGCGGCTATGTGAACAATCCGAACGACCCGGGCGGGGCAACGCGCTATGGGGTGACGCAGGCCGTCGCGCGGGCCAACGGGTACCGCGGGGACATGCGCTACTTCCCCAAGCATTGCTCGGGCCCGGTGACGGTGTGCGCCGACGAAATATATCTCAAGAAATACATCGTCGCGCCTGGCTACATGCCCGTGCTCAACGCCGATCCCGCCGTCGCCGGCGAGCTGGTCGACAGCGCGGTCAATTTCGGACCGCCGCGGCCGAGCCGCTGGTTCCAGCAAAGCATGAACGATCTCGGCGATGCGGGGCTGAAGGTCGACGGGCGTGTCGGGCCGGCGACCGTGCGCGCCTATCGGTCGCTGCAGCTGCGGCTGGGCCCGACGGCGGCCTGCGTCGCGACGCTCGATCGCCTCGATGCGAAGCAGCGCGCCGAATATGACCGGCTCGTCCGGGTCAATGTGAAGCTGAAGACGTTCCACAAGGGATGGATCGCGCACCGGATCGGCAACATCGACCGGCGCGATTGCGGAAAGGGGATTGCGGCGTGACCTTCGATCCCTTCACCGCGCTGACCTCGAAGATCTTCGGCGCCACGACGCTCGCGCTGCTGATGTTCGCCGGACTGCAGGGCTGCAGGATCGATCGCCTCGAGACGCAGCGCGACAAGGCGCAGAAGCTCGCGAAGGACGAAAAGACCGCGCACGCCGGGACGGTCGCCAATTACCGCGCCGCCGCGGCCGAGGCCGCGCGCGTCCAGGCCGCCAATCTCGTGCGTGTGCGCGCCGACCAGGAAAGGATCTCCGATGAAGTTCTCGCGTCTTACGATGCTCGCCTTGCCTATGCTCGCCGCCGGCTGCGCGATGCAGGCGCCGCAACCGATACCGGCCGCGCCGGCGCGGCTGCAATGTCCGGTACCGGCGACGCCGCCGGCGGCGCTGCTGAAGCGACCGGCGACCTTCTTCCTTCCGTTCTTACCACCGACGAGCGACTGATCGCGGCCGAGCAGGCGATCCAGCTGGACGAGCTGATCAGCTGGGTCGAGCGTCAGGCGGCGGTACCGACGTCGCCGGCGCAATGAGGCTGGCGGGCGAACCTAAGCCCGACGTCCGACCCTGAGGCCCCCGCTTCTCACGACAGCGGCCGACCAGCCCGGGCGTCATGGTAGCGTCGCGCGCGATCGCCGCCAGCGGAACTAGCCTCAATCTGGTTCTTTCCCCTGATCAACATGGGGTTCACCCCATGTTGTCCTGTTGTCGGAAACAGTGAAGTTGCGCAGCCGAGGTAGGGATTCGGACCCACGGCCCCCTCGGTATCGGCTGTCGTGCGCCACCTCAGGGAACTAGCACGTCGAGGCCCTTACTCTTTCGGGCTTCAGCTTTAGACCTGGCTCGGCAACTCGGCTGCGCGGGTTCCGACATAGCAGAAGAATGTGACTCAATCTGAGTCATTCTATCGACGCCAAAGCCGCGCGCAAATTGGGGGTATCGCTGGGGGTATCGCCGCGCAGCGCGTCGGCGTCCGGCCCCAGAATAGCGCCGTTTCCGGCGCGCAGTGGCGCGGAGGGATTATCCGCGACACTCGCCCGCGAAAGTGGCGGTTTTTCGGTCATCACCGGAGGAAGACCATGTTGACGATCGGCGCGGTGAAAGCCGCGGCGCCGCAGGCGCGCGCCTATAAATTGACCGACGGCGGCGGGATGTTCCTGTTCGTCACGCCGGCAGGCACCAAAAGCTGGCGGCTCAAATATCGCTGGCGCGGCCGTGAGAAGCTGCTCGTCCTCGGCCGCTTCCCCGACATGACCTTGCCGGCCGCGCGCGGCGCGCGCGAGGCGGCGCGCGCGAAGCTCGAGGCGGGCGTGGATCCGTCGAAGCGCGGAGCGGACAGGATGGGGGGCGAATCGTTCGAGCTCGTCGCGCGCGCATGGCACCGGCACCAGCTCGGTCGCTGGTCGGCCGCGCATGGCGAGGACGTGCTGTCGTCGCTCGAGCGCGACGTCTTCCCGCGGATGGGCGGACGGTCGATCCGGTCGATCGAGCCGAGCGAGCTGCTCGATATCGTGCGCGCGGTCGAAGATCGCGGCTGCCTCGAGACAGCCGGCCGCCTGCGCCAGCGGCTTTCGGCGATCTTCGGTTTCGCGATCGCCGGCGGCAAGGCCGAGGTCGACGCCGCGGCGCAGCTCGGCCGCGCGATGACGGGGGGCAAGCTCACCATACCGCACCCGGCGCTGGTGACGATCGCCGACTGCCGCGCGCTGCTCGCCGCGATCGCGGCGCTCGATATCGCGCCGTCCGTACTCGGCGCGGTGCAGCTGCTCGCGCTCACCGCGGTCCGCCTCGATGCGGTGCGCGGCATGCGCTGGAACGAAGTCGAGGACCTGGAAGGCGACGCGCCGGTCTGGCGCGTGCCGCCGGCGCGGATGAAATTATCGCGCGCGAAGAAGGGCGAGGCGCGATTCGCGCACGTCGTTCCGCTGTCGCCGGCCGCCGTCGCGGTCCTGCGCGCGGCGCAAAAAAGTCGCGCAGGATCTTGCGCAGGTTCTTCGGCCCTGGTCTTTCCTGGGCGCTTGTCCGCCCGGCCGATCGGCGAGGCGACGCTGCGCGACGTTCACGCGCGCGCCGGCGGCGCCGGCCGCCATGTCCCGCACGGGTGGCGCGCGAGCTTCAGCACGATCCTGAACGAAGAGCTCGGCGAGGACTGGTCGGCCGCGATCGACGCGGCGCTGGCGCATGCGCCGAAGGATAAGGTCGAGGCGGCGTATAATCGTGCCGAGCGGCTGCAGCGTCGCCGGGAGCTGATGGATCGATGGGGCGCGATGCTCTGCGGGTAAGGGAAAGAAGGGGCGACGGTCGCTGCCGCCCCTTCCCTCGGTGAGAAGCCCTTCACCTGTGCCCATGCTCTCGCAAGCGTCCGATCGATGCGCCTCTTTGGGCCATCCGTCAATCGTCCCGATGAGGGCGCTGCGCGCGCATGCCGAAGGGACGGTCCGGGATGGCACGGCCCTTGCTCTCGGCCCCTGCCGAGCCCCGCGGCGGCGCAGCCGCCGCGCACGACGGTGCAGTCGGCGGTAAGGCCGATTTAAGGGCTGGGGTCTTAGAAGGGGGCCAATCTATATAGCGTGTGGCGAAACCACTCCTTTCATCGGGATATATTTATATCCCCCTGATCTCTCACGTCTTCTGAGATTCGCGCTGCTGGTCCAACGACGCGGCCATGCGCGCGAGGATTGCTCCCATTTCGTCGCTGCCGGTCCAGGTGGCCTGCAGGAAGTCGGTCGCGCTCATCGCGTCGAGCAACGCCTTGAACTCGTTGTTGTGCTGCTGAGCGCTCCAGGCCGCGTCGTCGGGCGGCGGGGCTTTGCGCATCAGATGGTCGACGAGCGGCTCTAGCGCGCGCGGCAACATCATTACATAGGCGTTGCTGATTTGCTCGACCTGGGGGCCGGCGCCATCGGCGTCCTCGCGCGGCTTGCTTCGTCGCCACCAGCCTAGGAAGCCCTTTGCGGCGAGGCGGCCGAGCGCGGCATGCACGGCTTGGTAGCTGTGGCCGACGGCGGCGGCGATCGTCGCGATCGCCGGGTCGCACTTGCCTGTGCGGAAGTCGAGATAGAAGCGGTACATCGCCTCGAGCACGGCGAGGCCGACATGGCCGAGCACGCCGTTCTTGGCGCCGGGCTGCTGCTGCTGGCGCGCGAGGCGCGTCCGCCGCTCGAGGTCGCGCGCGACCTTCATCACTGCTCCGATTCGCCGTCTGGCGAGCCGGGTGTTGCCGCCCATGAAAGGCGTCCAGAGCCGGTCCTCGAGCTGCCCCTCATAATAGCTGTTGCGCCAGACGGGCTGCCCGCTGCGCGGGGCGTCGCCGCGCATCCCGCGCGACATGGTGCCGAGCTTGACCCAGTTCATGCCGCACCGCCCGCGGCAAGCGCCGTCAGTCGGGCATCAGCATGTCCGCCCAGATCTGCGCCAGCTCGCGCCGGCGGGGCAGATAGAGCGCGCGATTGTAGGACGCCTCGACGCCCTCCTGGACATGCGCGAGCATCAGCTCGATGATCTCGCGATCGTCCTTGCTGCCTTCGGCGCCCGCGCGTTCGTTCATGATCGTCGAGAAGCTGGCCCGCCAGCCGTGCGGGACATGCCGATCCCGATACTTCGCATCGCGATAATGTTTCGACAGCGTCGAATCGCTGATCGGTTTCTTCCAGCCTGCGGCGCCGGGGAAGAGCCAATCGGGGCTGGGGCTGCGCGCGATCGCCGCGGCCGCGACGGCCGCCGCCTGGCGCGACAGCGGAATGACGAACTCGAAACTCGCATCGCGCTTGCGCTCGCGCGTCAGCTTCATCTTCTCGGCCGGGATGCGCCAGATCGGCGACGGGCCGCCGAGCCCCTCGAATTCCTTCTTCTCGGCCAGCCGCACCACGCCCGGGCGCGCGGCCGTCAGCGCCAGCAGCTTCGACGCCTCGCGCGTGGCCCACCAGGCGCCCTCGACCTTCTCGCTCGCCGCCAGCATGGCGCGCGCTTCCTCGATGCGGATCAGCGCCGGGCGCAGCTTGCCGCTCGTCGGTACCAGCGCCTTGCGGATGATCGCCGCCGGGTCGTTCTCCGCCAGCCCCGAGGCGATCGCCCAGACGAAGACGTCCGAAATATGCATGCGGACGCGGTGTGCCATTTCCGTGGAGCCGCGGGCCTCTATCCTGCGAATCGCCGCGAGCACGATCGGGGGCGTGATCTCGCCGATCGGCAAGCTGCCGAACTGGGGGAAGACGTCGGCCTCGAGCCGATCGAGCACCTGCCCGCCATAGCGCTTCGCCAGCGTCTGCTTGCGAACCGTGTGCCAGGCGCGGGCGATCGCTTCGAAGCTGTCCAGCGCCGCGGTCGCTGCGCGCGCCTTGGCCTGCTGCTTCGCGATGCCCGGATCGATTCCCTTGTCGACCAGCGCCCGCGCCTCGTCGCGCGCCTTGCGCGCTGCGCCGATCGACACCGCCGGATAGCGGCCGATCACCAGCTGCTTGGTCTTCCCGCCGAAGCGATATTTCCAGCGCCAGGACTTGGCGCCCTTGGTCGTCACCAGCAGAAAGAGGCTGCCGCCGTCGGTCAGCTTGTAGTCGCGCGCCGCCGGCTGCGCCTTCCTGCAGGCGAGATCGGTCAGCAAATGCCCTGCCGATCGGTGACCCCTGCGATGACCCCTCGCCGGGGGTCATTAGCTGAGACAGGTTGAGACGGCATGCTCCATCCTTGGGGGCGAAGCCCTCAGGAAAGCAAGCCTTTTGAGCCTCTATGACGCTGGTTGATACAGGTTTGTGGCTCCCCGGGTAGGAATGCGATGTCATTGGTAACTCCCTAAGAATTATGAGTTTTGCTAGTCCGGGTTAAATACGATGCCCCCTCGGGTGACCCGTTGAGGGTCGCCCGAGGGGGCATTTTAGTTGGTGGCGGTGGGCTGGCGGCTGGCCTTCCAGGCGGCGACTTCGTCGACGTCCCAGCCCCGCTTCTGGGGGCCGAGGATGTGTGGCCGCGGGAAGTCGCCGTCCTTGACGCGGCGCCAGATAGTGGCGCGGCTCCAAGTGGTGAAGGCGCTCACCTCGTGGATGTTGATATAGCCGGCGGGCAAGCGGGGCCGGGTCATGCGTTCTGTCCTCGAGCTTTACGGCCGTCATCGCGGGCGCGGTTGAGGCGGGAGGCTTCGGCGTCGCTTCCGCCGGGCCTGTCGGGGTGCGCCCTGCGCATCTTGTCGCGCCATGCAGCGTCGATCTCGGCCAACGTCGCGCTCGCTGCCACCCCGAGTACCTGCCACCATTGTTCGGGAGCCGGGAGCGCCGCGAAGCCGGTGAAGGCGCGATCGAGGAGATCCGAGGCGCCCCAGCGCTCGATCCCGCGCAACGCCTCGACGGTCTTGCCGATCGCGCGCATGTTCGCGTGGAGATCGGCGTACTGGTCGCAGGCGATCACGACGTCGGCGCCCTTGCGTAGGAAATAGACCGCTACGCCCGTGTCATCGATACGCTGCCGGGCAACCGACAGCGATCCGTCGCGGTTGCGGGGGTTGTTCGACGAGATGATGATGCGTTTCGCGCCGAGCAGCTGCAGCTCGCGCAACATCTCGTCGCGCGCCTTGGCGGCGGTTACCTTGAAGGGCGCCGTCTTGCGCAGGCCCAGCGGAGTGCGCGGCCAGCCGTCCGGCCAGTGCAGGGGAAAGCGCCGATCGACGGTCATTTGATGCTCCAGAAATCGACGCAGTCGTCGCACAGATGCTCCGCGGTGCAATCGGACCGGAAGCACGTCGGCGGGGACGCGAAGAGCCAGCGCATGACGCTGCAGAAGCGGCGCCACCAGGTCATGGCCGCGCCTCGGCCGACAGGCGTGACTGCGCCCGGGGTTGGACGCGGCCCGCGGTCGGCTTGTAGTCGGGAAGCTGGCCGTCGATGCGGCGGAAGGCGATGCGCAGCACGACCGGGTTGGCCGCGTAGCGGACCGATGGGCTGGCGCGATATTTGTCGAATTCGGCGTCCTGGTTCCAGCGCTTGACGAACGCGTCGCGGCTGGCCCAGCCAGCCCTCGCCAGGTCGACATCGTCGACGTCGTGCAACGGCAGCTGCTCGACAGCGAGGATCCGCAGGTGCGCGCGGTGCCACGCCTTGGGTAGTTCGCGCGCGTGACGCCGCTGGCCGAATTGTCCGCTGTTAGCGGCGAACCAGGCGATGCTGTGATCGGCCGCGAAGACCGGGCGGCAGGCGGCATCGGCCGCAGCGCTCGTCGGCGCGCGGTGCGCGAAGGCACGCGGGATATAGAAGGGCTCGCGCACCCACAGCAGGTCGAACTTCTTCAGCACGGCGAGGCGGCCGAGCGGGCGGATCAGCGCGGCCATGTCGCCGTGCATCAACGCGCCGATCTCGGGCTCGCGGATCGAAATGGGTAGGATCATAGTAGGGGCTCCCCGGTGCATTCGCTCCAGGTGCGCTTTGCCCGGGCCCAAGCGCCAACGAACGACTTGACTTCGACGGTCGGTGGATCGGCGTAGTAGCCGCTCGTCTTTTGTTCCAACTCGTCGGCCTGCTTCGTAAGTTCTTCAGCGCGGTCGTGCCCCGATGCCGCCAGTGCACGCATCTTTTCCCAGAGCGCGGGGGTGCTGGTGTCCATCAGTTCAGCCCTCCGCCTGCGCCAGCGCGCCGAGCTCGCCGGTGCGCGCCTGGTCGAAGACCTCGTCCTCGTCGTCGCCGGTGAAGGCGTCCTGCAGGTCCGACCAGGCGTCGGCGATCACCTTGCGGGCGGCGTCGCGGAACTTCATGTTGGGATTGCGCGCCATCTCGAGCAGGATGATCTCGCGCCATTCCTGCTGCGGCGTTTCGCCCAGCATCTCGATCAGCATCAGCGCATCCTCGCCGTCCTTCCAGATCAGCGGATCGCGCTTGGCGGTCAGCTCGGCGACCAGCACGGCCACGCCCGGGAAGATCGTGCCGGCGTAGCGCAGCACCTGGCCCGCGAAGCCGTTGGCCAGGACGTGGAGCGCCGCGCGCGTGCGGGCCGCGCCGTGGCGCTTCCACGCCTGCTGGATCCCGCCGATGTTGCTGATCTGTCCGGGCTTCCAGCTGTTGGGGTTGGTCGAGCTTGCGATCGACAGGTCGTTCTCGGCCAGCGCGCGGGCGATCGCCGAGGCCTCGCCGTCGCCGCTCGCCACCGCGGCCTTGAACACGTCGATCTGCGACAGCGGCCGCCGGCGCTGGTTCAGATGAACGAAGTTCGCCGCCTCGTCGGCGCGGTCGGGAAGCTCCAGGATGACGCAAGGCAGATGCGGGATGTCGCGGCGCAGCTTGGCGGCGGCGAGGCGATGCTGGCCGTCGATGACGTACAGCCCCCCCCCCCGCACGCTTGGAGATGATCAGCGGCTGGCACAGATCCCAGTTCCAGTGCGCGGCGATCGCGCGGATCAGCCGCTGCGACGGTCCGGTCTGGATCGATCGCTGATAGCTGGGGTCGATCATCAGTTGCGACGGCGTCGCCCATTGGAGGACGGGCGGCACGCCCAGTACGGGGTTCATCTTCAGGCGGTCGGTGGTGACGGGCATGGCCGATCTCCTTGGGCAGGGTTGGCGAGGGCGATCAGGACGTCGGCGTGACACCATTCCGACGTCGTCGGGCACCAGCATTGGAGGTCCTTGCCGGCGAGGCGGGGGAGTTTGGCGAGCAACTGGTCGCGGCGGCGATCGAGCGTGACCGCCTCGGCGCGGCTAAAGCCCGCGGCGCGGTAAATGCGGGGCGAGCAGTCGCCGCGGAGCCAGGCGGCGTAGAGGATGACGCTGCGCTTGTGTCCGATGCGCGGACGATGAGCGAAGACATTGCCCCAGATCGTCGGACGACCGACATAGATGGCGCCCGCCGGGGTGCGGTTGTGCCGGCGGCGGGTGCGATGAAGACGCCGGGGCCGAGGGGTTGGCCCCGGCGTCCGCATCGCATCCGCCGCGCAGCGGCGCTTGATCGGCGGGGCGAAGCCCCGCCGATCCGCGACGGCCGATTGGCTGTCGGCCGACCAGGTGAACAGATCGATCACGCTTCGACCAGCTCGCGCAGCGCCTGATGGCGCGCATGCAGGTCGAAGCG